TGCCGGACGTTCTATAGGAGCAAGTGCAATGTCAGATACGACACGCAAGGACCATGCGGCGGACGAGCGGGAGCGGCAGCGCCAGGCGGCGCACCAGACCTCACAGCCGGCACCACAAGCCGCCACCGACGATGAGATCATGAAAATCCGCAAAGCGGCCGGCGCTATCGCCGAGGTGATCGAGCCGGTGCAGCGCGTTCGCCAGGAAAGGACCAACTGATGGCCAACAATACAGAGCGCGAGGAACACCAGCAGCGCCAGCAGCAGGAGCGCGACCGCCAGCAGCGCGAGCAGGAGGCGGGGCCGGGCGGCGTCCTGCCGCAACCCAAGCCGGGCGACAAGGTGGCGAACCCGGCACATCCCGAGGCGCCCACCGAGGTGCCGCCGGACTATCCGAACGCCGCCGACGTGTTCGGCGAAGGAGCGCCGGGCGCACCCACCGCCTACCCGAAGGTGAAGTTCCACCCGATCTATGGCGGCGTGCGCGTCAGCGACGCCTCTGAGGAGGGCCTGCTGCAACCGCCCTATGCGTGGTTCGACACCGCCGAACTGGCCGACATGGCGCGCACCTACACTGAAGCCGAGCAGGTGCGGACGCATAACCAGCTCCGCAAGCTGAAGGAGCTGGAGGACGCCGGGCTGCCAGTGGTCAACAACAGCGTGCAGGCCGAGGAGGCTGTGCGCCGCGGCATGGCAGAGCCGCTGTAATGGCCATCCGCACATGCCAGGATCTGCTCGCGTCAGTGCTGCGCACCAGCGGCGTGACTGGAGTGGGCCAGACGCCACTCGCCGAGGACATTACCACCGCCTTCGAATACCTGGTGGAGATGATCGGCATCTGGCAGCGCGAGCGCTTCCTGGCATGGCGGCTGACCGAGCAGATCATCCCGAGCACGGGCGCGCAGTCCTACGCGATGCTGGACCGCCCGCCACGGCTCGACAGCGCCTATGCGCGGCTGCTCACCGGCCAGCAGGTGGCGACCGTCTACAACGCCGGGCCGGTGGACTTCCCGCTCTACCTGATCGACAGCATGGACGAATACAACGAGATCAGCCTGAAGCAACTCAGCACGTTTCCGGCTGCTGTCTGGTATTCGCCGGACTATCCGACGAGTTCGCTGTGGTTCTGGCCAATTCCGCCAGCTGGCCAGTTCGACCTGCATGTGTTCTACCGCGCCGGGCTGCCGACCTACACGGCGCTCACTGATCCGCTGGGCCTGCCGCCAGAGTATGTCGCCGCGGCACGCTACGAGTTGGCGGTGAAGCTGCAGATGGAATACGGGCTGCCGGCGCGGCCCGACCATGTGGCGACGCTCATGGGCATCAAGGCCGGCATCCGCGCGGCCAACGCGCATGTGGCGCAGCTGAAGGTGCCGGGGCCGCTGGTGCCCGGCATGGGCGGCACAGGCGGCATCAGCGGGGCTGTGGGGCCGCACCAGAGCGTCATCGTGCTCGACAGCGGCCTGCCGGTGCTCGGATGAGCGGCTCTACGGGCTATCCCTGGCTGCCTGGGCAGGTGCTGACGGCGGCGGATCTGAATGAAGCAATCCAGTTGAGTTCCGGTCCAACCGGACCCATGGGGCCACCGGGAGCTGACAGCACCGTACCTGGGCCACCCGGCGTGGGGATTATAGCAGGCAACGGCGTGCCGGCAGGGACGCAACCTGTGGGCACGCTCTACATCGACGCGCTGTCCGGCGATCTGTACCAGTTCACCTAGACGTTGAGCGTGTCGGCGGCCGCCCACTTCACACGCAGCCGTTTCCGCTTTGCTGAGGCGCAGATTGAGCAATAGCGCACGGGGCCACGTTTGCTTTGGTATGTCTTGTCGAATGGATGGCCGAGCGGGCAATGGGTCTTCTGGGAGTTGAGATAGGGAATCGAGGTGCTGTCGCGTTTGACGTTCTCCTCCACCGAGATCGCTTGCAGATGCTGCGGATTGACGCATGCGCGATTGCGGCAGGTGTGGTTGACGACGAAACCATCGGGAAGGTCGCCGTTGATAGAATACCACGCGACGCGGTGTGCTCTCCGGTTCATGCGGCGAAAATAGAATGTCCCGTAGCCATCACGGTCCAGCGGTCCCTGCCAAACCCAACAGGTGCCGACCTTCTCATGCTTGGAGGCGAAGCGCGTTGCTTCCTGTGATGTCATATTCATGGCCCGCATGGTTACCGGCCCGCAAGGCTGCCTGCAAGGGATTTACCTATGGCATGGGCTAAGATCGGCAATCTCAAGGGGCCGCAGGGTAATCCTGGTCCAACTGGGGCTGCGAGCACCGTCCCAGGCCCCCAGGGTCCACAGGGCGTCGCCGGACCACCCGGAACAACGTCGTTCTCCGGGCTGACCGGCTCAGCTACGTTCGCACAACTCCCGGCCTCGGTGCAGCAGATCCCGATCAGCTTCGCGTTCTCCGGGAAGCCGGCGGCCGGCGCTGTGGTGAACGCGCCGATGCCGATGACGGTGACGGTGCCGGCGTCATTGGCTGGGGCTGTCGTGTACGACACCACCAAGACGACAGCGAACGCGACGTTCAACGTCAACCGCATCAGCTCAGGCACCACAACGCAGCTTGGCACCGTCACCATCACCAGCACATCCAACACGAGCTGCACGCTGGCGGGTGCCGGCGGCACGCTGAATGCCGGCGATGTGCTGCAGATCGTGGCGCCGACGCAGGACGCCACGCTCGCGGACGTGGGAATCAGTATCCTGGCGAGCCGCACCTGATGCCGACGACCTGGAACCCAAGCGACAAGACAGCCGGCACCACGCTATCGAATGGCAACCTGACTGTTGTATTCACGGCGACGGGAAACGGTGTCCGGTCCATCTACAGCGACACGGCTGGAAAGTGGTACTGGGAAGCGACGTTCAACTCGGGCACTGCGCCGGGCATCGGGTTTGCCAATGCCAGCGCCGCGCTCAGCACGGTCTGGACCACTCCGACCAACGCTGTTGTGGCATACAACGCCAGCATCTACGTCAATAACGTCTCCCAGGGCGTTGCTATCACAGTCAACACCGGCAACACGATGGCGGTTGCCATCGACCTGGGCGCGCAACGCATCTGGTTTCGCAATGTGACTCTCAGTGGCAACTGGAACAACAACGTCGCCAACAATCCAGCGACAAACGTGGGCGGGCTTAACATAGCAGTGCTTGGCACTCCGTTGTTCGCGCTACTCGCGGGGACTGGCGCGGCTAACTGGAGCACCAACTTCGGCGCAACGACGCTTGCCGGCGCGGTACCATCCGGCTTCACCGCCGGCTACGGCCCGGCTGCCGCAGCGGCAGCGCAGGTGCGCGTGATGGTGCTGGCATGACACGTCTGGCGATCAGTGGCGGCGCTTACGAGGCCCGCAGCGTCATCGCATCGGCGCAGCGCTGCCTCAACCTCTACGCCGAGAGCCTGCCGACCGGCAACAAATACACCGGCAGCAGCGGCATCGAGGAGCCGGCGCAGTTCGCCTATTACCCGACGCCCGGTTTGCGTAAGCTGTCCACCCTGCCGCAGAACGGCGTCCGCGCCATCCGCCAGGCGACCACCGGCGGCATCTACGCCGTGGCCGGCTCCGGCGTGTACCGCATCGACCCGAGCACCTGGGCCGGCACGCTGCTCGGCTCCATCACCGCAGGGCACCGCACGCCCGTCAGCATGCAGGACAACGGGCTGCAGATGGCGATTGTGGACGGCTCGCCCTACGGCTGGAGCATCGACCTCACCAACGACACGTTCGCCGCCATCAGCGATCCTACCGGCATGTTCAGCGGCGCCGACGTGGTGCAGTACCTCGACACCTATCTGCTGTTCAACAAGCCCAAGACGCCGCAGTTCTACAGCAGTGACAGCCTGAGCCTGAAGTTCGACCCGCTGTGGTTCGCCAACAAGCAGAGCTTCAGTGATCTGCTCATGACGCTGGCGGTGGCCAAGCGGGAAATCTGGCTGCTGGGCGACCGGACATCGGAGGTCTGGTATAATATCGGCAAGCCCGACTTCCCGTTCGAGGAGCAGCCCGGCACGTTCGTCGATCACGGCTGCTGCGCCAAATACAGCGCCGCCGTCTACGACAATTCGGTGTTCTGGCTGTCGCGGGACCGGCAGGGCCGCGGCAACGTCATCCAGGGCGCCGGCTACCAGACCAAGCGCATTTCCACGCATGCCATCGAGCAGGAACTCGCCGGCTACGAGACGCTCGCCGACGCCATCGGCTTCTGCTACGGCATCGCCGGCCACGCCTTCTATGCGCTGACGTTTCCCAAGGCCGACCGGACGTGGGTTTACGATATCGTCACCGGCCTGTGGCACGAGTGGTGCTGGATCGACGACAACGGCGACGAGCACCGCCACCGCGCCAATTGCTGCTATCCGTGCAACGACACCATCGTGGTCGGCGACTGGCAGAACGGCAACCTCTATGCGCTGGACCGCGATGTCTACACAGACGACGGCCAGCCGATCAAACGGGTGCGGGCGTTCCCGCATCTGCTCAATGACGGCAACAGAGTGTTTTACCGCCAGTTCGTCGCCGACATCGACACCGGCACCGGCGGCGGCGAGGTGATCGAGCAGACGCTGATCCGCACCACGTTCACCGCACCGGATGGCACACCGCTTGAGAGCTACAGCAACGATGCGGATGTCGGGACGTGGACCGTGGTGAGCGGCGCGGCACAGATCACCAGCAATGCGCTGCTCGGGTCGGGCGTCGCCGAGTATCGCTCGACCGCACTGATGGCGGGGCCTGACTACATCCTGACCTACAAGGCGATCCCGACAGACTACAGCATTGTGCCGACCGGCAACGTCCACGCCACGGCACGCTCCGGCTACACCGCGACGATCCGCGGCGACGGCGCGCAATACTGGGTGGACCTGGCGGTGAGCGGCGGCTCGTCCACGTCGATTGCCATGGGCACCATTCCGTCAGGACACTACGCGGTGACGCTGCGGCTGCAGGGCGCCACCATCACCCTGTCGGTGCAGCGCTCCTCCGACAGCCTGTGGCTACGCGGCGATGGCGCATGGACCGCGACGGCCAGCAACGCGATCACCGTCAACGACGACACGCATCCGGCGCCTGGCGTGGTGACCATCGGCGGCACCTGGTAAATGGCGCTCAATCCGGTCTACCTGTTCCGCTCATCGGGTAATCCCGGCATCTCGCTGCCGGCGCGGCCGCTGTTCTCCGGCAACCTGACATCGGCCGTCTGGTCGTGCTGGCTCCATGACCCGAACTGGGAGAGCGGGCCGCCGCAGATGCACAACATGGCGCTGGATCTGGATGACAGCGCACTGGCTCCGGCGACCTGGTGGAGCTTCGGGATTGGCTTCGACAACGCCAATAGCTTCAGCGTCGCGGTGCTGCGTCAGCCCAGCGGTGGTGCCAGTGAAATCGCCTGGTCGGTCGCCATGAATGCGCCGGCGCCGTGGCCGGCCTGCACCACGCACATCCTCGCCAGCATCGACTTCCTGACGTTCACCGTGCAGGTCTATGTCAACGATGTGCCGGTCTCGGTTGCCAATGTCGCGAACCCGCCGGCGGCCTGGTTCACCGTCGGCATTCCCCTCACCAACACCGCGCTGGATGAGCATTTCCCAGGCACCCACACAACGACGGCCTATGTCAGCGATCTCTGGTTCGGGCAGACGCCGAGTTTCGTTGACCTCACCGTCACGGCCAACCGGCGCAAGTTCGTCAATGCCGATCTGACGCCGGCCAGTCTCGGACCTACGGGCGCGCTGCCGTTCGGCACAGCGCCGACAGTGTTTCAGCAGTTGCCGGAAGGCAGCACGACAGCCAGCGACTGGCTGATCAATCGCGGCGCCGCAGGAGGCACGCTTGCGGCCAATCCCGGCACGGCTACCGGCGCCTATGGCAATCCCTGCGCGGACGAGCCACCACCACCGCCTGACGTGTTCCTCACGCTGGACGACGTGATGGTCCGCACCATTCCGACACCGCCGTGCCAGCTATTCCTCGATTGGTCGGATGATCGTGGGCATAGCTACGGCTCGCCGGTCGGCCAGCAGATGGGCGCGCTCGGCGAGTATCGGACATTCGTCCAGTGGCAGAGGCTCGGCTACGCCCGTGATCGCGTATGGCGCCTGTCGTGGTCATGCCCGCGTCCCACCGCCCTGCAGGGTGGCTGGATTGAACTCACAGCAGTGAAGACATAGCGATGCCGCTTCCTCTTGGCCCGCCGCAGATCCAGTTCATCGACGCTGACGGCCACCCATACGCGGGCGGCACCGTGCAGACGCTGGTGCCTGGTACCAGTACGCCCAAGGATACATGGCTGGACCCGGACAAAGCCGCCGCCAACACCAACCCGGTGGTCCTCGATGCCGCAGGTCGCGCCATCATCCTGGGCAGCGCCGACTACCGGCTGATCGTGCGCGACGTTGACGGGAACCTGGTGTACGACGGCTGGACCTCCACCGGCATTTCCGATGCGCTACTGCCGTTCACCACCGCGCCGACACTGGCCGATGCACGCGCGCTGCTGGGCATAGAGGACGCGATACAGGTCGAGACGGATCGTGCGCTGGCTGCCGAGGCCAACCTGCAGACGCAGATCACCGCGGAAGTTACGCGCGCCACCAACAAGGAGAACGACCTCCAGTCGCAGATCGACGCGGAGGAAGCCGCGCGCATCGCCGCGGACAATGCGCTGCAGTCGCAGATTAGCACGCTGCTCGCCACGAGCCTCAAGGTGGGCACCAACGTCACCGACTCGTCGGGCCATCTCCGCGTCACCTTCCCGCAGCCGTTTCCGACTGCCACTACAGCCGTTGTGACGCAGCTCATGAACAGCGATCTGAGCGCGGTGTGGCTGTCGGTGAACTACGACGCCAACGGCTTCGATATCTGGTCGAGCATCCCGCTGGCCGACGACACGGTGCATCCGATCCCAGCCGCCTTCTGCTGGATCGCCACCGGGAACTGAATGACCGTCGCGCTCAACACGGGCGTGCCCAGCGCGCCGCTGGTCGATCCGGTCAGCGGGCAGGTGACGCCGGCCTGGCGCGCGTTTCTGCTGGCGCTGTATCAGCGCACGGGCGGGGCGGTCGGGCAGTCGTCCGACACGTCCGAACTGGAGGCGCAGCTCGCGGCTGAGACGGCGGCGCGCAGCACGGCGGACACCGGGCTGGCGACCGGACTGGCGAGCGAAGCAGCGACACGCGCGGCGGCCGATACCACGCTGAACACCGCGGTGACCCGCGAGGCGACGCTGCGGGCGCGGGCCGACAGCAACGAGGCGACGGCGCGGCAGAATGCCGACGCGCTGCTGGTGCTGATCTCCGAACTGTGCAGCCGCTGGGCGGCATGCGACCTGTCGTTCCTGCCGACTGCGGACCCCGGTAACGGCATGCCCTGGCTCGACGGCACGCACATCGCCGTGGGCACGTCGGCAACGGCTGTGGTCGGCATCGGGAAAGAGGATGGGACCGGGCGATGGGGCCTGGAGGACGGCACTGGCGCGTGGACGTGGGGGTGACGGGTGGCAGATACCAAGATTAGTGCGGGCGCCGATCCCGGCACGCTGACGGCGACGGACAAGCTGCCGCTGGCGCGCAGTGCGTCCACGACAGCGTATGCCGCGACGATGGCGGAAATCGCCAGCTACGCGAATACCGCCTACACGCCGAACTACAGCGCGGCGCCGCCGATGATGGACGGCACAGCAGCGCCTGGCGTGGCGGCAGCGGTCTCGCGCGGCGACCACATCCACCCGTCCGACCTCACCCGCGCGCCACTCGCCTCGCCCCCGCTGACCGGCACGCCGACGGCACCCACCCCGACGACAGGCGACAGCACGACACGCATTGCCACCACGGCGTTCGTGCAGGCGCAGATGGTGGCGTCGGGCGCTGGTGTCAGCACCTGGAACACGCGGGCCGGTGCGGTCACGCTGCAGCAGGCGGATGTGGCGGCGGTGGGGGCGTTGCACGACGACGGGCGCAACCTCGTGATGAACGGGTGTTTCAACATCGCGCAGCGCGGCTCGACAGCCTTTAGCACATCGGGTTACACGCTGGATCGCTGGCGACTCGATCTTGCCCTAGACACGACAACCGTTCAGCAGATTGATAACGATGACGCACATCGTACGCAAATCGGCGACGAGGCTGCTACCAAGCTCATGTTTGTCGGCGTCACCGGCAACGCCGGAGCTGGCGCATTCACTGTCGTTTCTCAATTCATCGAGGATGTGCGGCGGCTTGCTGGCAAAGCGGTCACCGTCTCATTCTGGGCATATGCGACCGCTGGAACACCAAAGATCGGCGTTGCCGCCCAGCAAATTTTTGGCACTGGCGGCTCGCCATCGGCGCCTGTAGCCATCAACGGAACACCGGTAACACTCAGTACGACGGCAGCACGTTATTCGGTGACGTTCACCTATCCAAGCATCATCGGAAAGACGGTCGGAACGAACCCCGACCACTACAGCCGATTGGCTTTGTTCTTCAGCAGTGGCGCGACCAACAACGCATTCGCTGGCGGCATCGGTGTGCAGACGGCGAACTTCCTGCTCTGGGGCGTCCAGCTAGAGATCGGCAGCGTTGCCACGCCGCTGGATTACGGCGGCACACCGCAGCAACAGCTCGCCGCCTGCCAGCGGTTCTATCAGGTCTACACCAATGCCACACTGCACAGTAATGGCAGCGGCACATTCGGTGGAGCTATTTCCACCTACCTGTTCTCGGTTACCTTGAGAGGATCGCCAACGATAACGCCGTATGGTGCTACAGGGACTGCCACAGGCACAATAAACATTCCTTATGTGGCGCCCACAGGCGTCTCGTTCAGTTTCACGTCGCCAAACTCGCTTGGGCTGTATTACATATTCAATTACGCCGCATCGGCGGACCTATAGACATGCAGCTCGTATATACGTCAGCAGACAATTCGATGATCCAGGCGACGCTGGACGACAAGGAAACGCTCGGCAATCTCACCGGCCCCGGCGTGTTCTTCGTGCCGACCGATCCGGCGAATGCGGAATACGCCGAGATCGTCGAGCAGGGCCTCAAAGTCTCGCCCTACGAGCCGCCGCCCGTGCCGGAGCCGGTGCCGGTATCCCTGCCGAACGTCATGCCGGTGGACGGCAACGACGCTACCCCGAAGGCATACGTCGACCAGCAGATCGCCGGCGCCATCGCGTCCGTGCTCGTCCGCCTCGATGCGCTGGAGGCCAGGCTCGGGTGACACCGCCGCCGTTCGTCGTGCTCAGCCTGCCGCGCAGCCGCTCCTACTGGCTGTCGCGGTATCTGAGTTTCGGCGGCTGGCATTGTGGTCATGAGGAAATCCGCCACGCGCGGACGCTGAGCGATGTCAGGGCGTGGCTGGCGCGGCCCCGCACCGGCACAGCGGAAACTGCGGCCGGGCCGTTCTGGCGGCTTCTGAGACGCCTGGCGCCGCATACCAGGGTGGCCGTCGTGCGCCGCGACCCGGCCGCCGTGTTCAACAGCCTGTTGCGGCTCGGGCTGCCGTTCGATGCCGCGGTGATGGCGCGACAGTTGCGGCGGTTCGACGCGGCCCTGGACGAGATCGAGGCGCACTGGCCAGGGGCGCTGAGCGTGACGTTCGAGGCGCTGCGCGAGGAGGCGACGTGCGCCCGAGTGTTCGAGCACTGCCTCGGATTGCCGCACAATCCGGCCTGGTGGGCTTCGCTGGCGCCGCAGAACCTGCAGGCGGACATCCATGCCGTGACACGGGATATGGTGAGCAATGGCCCGCTGATCGCGCATCTGCAACGCGGCATCGGCCGGCGTGACTATACGGCCCGGCTGGAGGTGCTGGACAATGGCCAGACCTTCGCGCATCTCGACGTGCATCGTTGGACGGCGCGATCAGCCGCTGCGATGCGTCGGGATCTCGATGCGGTCATCGCGTGGCACAGCCCGATTTACGTCACGCAGACCGCGCATCCGCATAACGACGACTTCGACAAATGGCGTAAATTCGTGACCATGATGGGGTTTAAATTCCGCAACACGGCACCGAATGGATGGTCGGTCTACGTGCTCGGTGAGCGCTGATGCGGCATTTCGTCCGCATCGCTGACGGCATCGACACACTGCCGCTGCAGCTTGAGCTGACGCGCAACGAGGCGCTGTGGGATGCGCTGCCGACGCGGCGACTTTATGAGGGCACGCCGCACGGCGCGATGACCGACATTTACGCGCGGTATATGCCCGAGGCCGATCTCACGGACCTCGCCGTGCGCAGGCGTGAGCATCGCAATGTCTGGTGGCCGGCATGGCACGCACTGCCCGCATTGCGTCCGCTGGTGTTCGGGCTGATGGCGCGGGTGCAGGCCGTGGAACTGGGCAGCGTCCTGCTGACGCGGCTGCCGCCTGGTGGCGAGATCCTGCCGCACAGCGACGCCGGAAGCTGGGCGCCGACTTACTACCACTGCAAGGCGCATGTGACCGTTTCCGGCAGCGCGATTGTGCGCGTCGAGGACGAGCAGGTGCGCTTTGAGCAGGGATCAATCTGGACGTTCGACAACCTGAAAATGCACGCCATCGCTAATGATGGTGATGTTGACCGGGTTGTTGTCATCGTGTCGATGCGCGCGGAATGAGCTGAACAGGAGGGTGTAATGCCGGCTGGATGGACTGCTGCGGCTATAGCTGGCGGGAGCGCGCTGTCCGCAGGCTCGCAGTTGATGGGCGCCGGCAAGTCAGCCGGTGCGGCGAAGGATGCCGCGAATTTGCAGAAGATGCAGTACCTGATGACGCGGCAGGACCTGAGTCCGTTCACCGCAGCAGGTGCGAGTGCATTGCCGGGGCTGGCGACGCTGGCGAGCAGCGGGCCGACCGGCGGGGGCACCGATTATCTTGACTTGGCGTATAACCAATACCTGCCGCCACGGATGACGCAGGCGGAACTGGAGCAGACGCCGGGGTATCAGTTTCAGCTCCAGCAAGGGTTGAAACAGACGCAGAGTGCGGCGGCGGCGCGTGGGCTTGGTGTCAGCGGCGCGAGCCTCAAGGGCGCGGCCGAGTTTGTGACGGGGCTGGCGGACAAGAACTACCAGAACCAGTTCAACAACGCGCAGCAGCGGTTCAAGGACGTGCTGGAACTGAACACCGGCCAGCAGGGGCAGCTCACCAACCAGTTCCAGCGGCTGTTCGATACAGCGCGGCTCGGTGAGAGCGCCGCGGCCGGCCTGGGAGCGGAAGGCACGAAGGCGGCATCGACCGCCGGCAATGCGCTGCAGGCGGCGGGCGAGGCGGAAGCGCGCGGGCTGACCAACACCGGCAACGCGCTGAACCAGGGGCTGCAGAATTACATCCAATCCGACGCGTTCAGCCGCTACATGAACCCACAGAACACCTACGGCACCGCTGCGCCGGGGACGCCGGGTATCAGCGCGTCCGGCAATCCCGTGATGACGGGGTTTGCGGACTACAGAAATATCGGCACTCCAGGCAACTACATCCCACCGCAAGTGTAGGAACGCGCAATGAGTGGCAGCACACACGGCCTGGCTGATCCGGTTGTCGTCAACCCGCTGGCCGCGCAAACCACGGCGCTCGATGCGGCTGGCAAGGTCTACGACCTGCGCGACAAGCAGGCGACCGAGGCGTGGGGCAACGCACTGCAGCAGGCCACGGACGCCGATGGCAACGTCAACATCCCTCTGGCCCAGCGGCTCGCGTCCCAGAACCCGCTGGCCCGGCAGGGTATGATGAAGAATCTGCGGGACAGTTCGGCTCTCTCGACGGAACAGATGAACCAGGGCGGCGCGATGTATAATCACGTCGCCCGTTCAGCCATGACGATTATGTCCGATCCATCGGACGGTAACCTGGCAATGGCGCGGGACAGCATGCTGCGCCAGTTCCCAGGTCAGGCGGCGCGGATCAATGCGGAGTTCGATGCAGCGCAGAGGATGGATGCTGCCGGCCGGGTGAGATGGGCTGCCCAGCACGGGATCGGCGCGCTTGATGCGGCAACCGGTATGGGGCGTGTCGCAGGACAGACCAGCATGCACAACTTTGGCGGCACCGATGCGCCGGTGACAACACAACAAGGCATCCCCGGGTACGGAGCGCCGCAGGTGCATATCGGCGGCGGCGTCGCCCACACCGTCGCGCCAGAGACATATTATGCCCCACAGAAGAAGCAGCAGGGGTACAACGCGCAAGGCCAGCCGGTGCCCGAGGGCGATCCCAGCGCCGTGACGTTCCGAGAGGCAGAGACACCCCGCGGACCGGCTTTCGGAGCACCCGCCCCTGGCACGGTTTCTGGTGCTCCTGGAACCGGTGGAGCGGTTGGGCCACCGCCAGTCCCACCACCGCCCGGCACGACGCCCAGAGGTGGCGCAGCAGGCACTGGGGCGCCATCTGCACCCGCACCCGTAGCCGCCGCCAAGCCGCCTGTCGTCGTTACAGCGCCGCCTGCGGGAGTGGCAGAGGCCCAGAGGAAGCTGGCGGAGGACAGCGCGGCCGCCGCCACCACTCTGACAACGCGGGCCGATCAGGTGCCGGCCAACAAAGCCAACTACAGCAACATGATGGCCGACCTGGAGGCGATCAACTCAGGGCCAGGGACCGAGCGCGAAAAGAACGTCAACGCCTTCATGCAGAAGTGGACCGGTCACGGCCTCACCATGACGAAAGAACAGGTCGCGTCAGCCGAAAACTACGCCAAGCTCGCCAACATCGCCATCGGGCAGCAGCTCGCCGCTATCGGCGGTACTGACGCCAGACAGGCGCTGTTCATGGGATCGAACCCGAACCTTGAACTGTCGAAGCTCGGCAATAAACGCATTCTCAACTTGCTGCACGGCAATGAAGATGCCATCGCGGCGAAGTCGCGCGCCTGGCAAGACTGGCGGTCAGCCGGCCACGGGCCGGACAGTTACGCCAGCTTCCAGAACGAGTTCAACAAGCATTTCGACCCACGCGTCTTCCAGGCGGTCTACATGGACCCGCCTGAGATTGCAGCTCTGCGTAGGAGCATGAAGCCAGAGGACCAGAAGAAGTTCCTGGATGATACCGACTATGCCCGTGCTCAGAAGTGGATACCCTGATGCCGGACGAGGAACTGGACCTGCCCACAGCGTGGAGCCGCGCAGAGGACGATACCATCGACCTGCCCACCGCCTGGAGCAAGGCAGAGGGCGCGTTGTCGTCCAAGCCACCACCACAGCCACCGGCTGATGGCAGCCGCATCGTTGCTGCGGGCAGCAGTCAGATCGGCCAGACCGGCCGCACCATCAATGACTTCCTGCGCCAGCACGGACAGACCCTCGACGCCACCAAAAACAACTGGTGCGTGGCCTATGTGAACAGCGCGCTCAATGCCAACGGCATCGAGGGCACCACCGGCCCCGGCAAATACGTGGCCACCAGCTTCCTGAAATGGGGCCAGCCGGCGCAGGGTGCGCCGCAGCCGGGTGACGTGTTGGTGCAGCCGCGAGGCCGCCCGGCGGGCACTACAGGCGGCCACGTCGGGATTGCCACCGGCCACGTCGCGGACGGTCCCAACGGGCAGAGCTACTACCTGATGCAGAGCGGCAATTACAAAGACCGGGTGGCGTATAGCTGGGAGCCGGCGAATACCCTGGTGGTCCGGCGCGCGCCGCCCAAGCAGGTGGATCGATAAATGGCTGAGGAAGAAGACCCACGCTGGGCAACGGTCGGCAGGTCCGCCCAACAGGCACCAGCGCCCGCGCCTGTACCTGCGTCAGCCCCGGCAGGCGACGACCCGCGCTGGGCAACCATCGGCACGCAGAAGCAGCCCGCCGCGGGCGACATCGACCCGCTCACCGGCCAGAAATATCAGTTCGCCAGCAGCGGCGGCAGCAGCCCAGTGGCGCAATCGACCGGCCGGCCGATCCGCGAGGATCTGGTGCCAGGCGCCGGCATTCAGGCGGCCGGTAGCCTCGGGTCCGACCCGGAGCAACGCCGCCGGATCATGGCGAAACAGTTATTTCCAGGCATGAGCGATGCCGATGCTCAGTCTCGCCTGTTCTATGGCCCGAACGGACGCTTGGCGGCGGTGGGTTTCAACGGGCAGGCATTCTACGTCGATCCGGCTCCATACGCGCCGGACATCAATCGACCAAGCACTCTGATTCCGCGTGATGCGTGGGCGCATGTCGGCACGGCTGCCGGTCCAGCACTGCCAGCGACGGGCGCAGTGGTTGGCGGCCTCGCGGGCGGCCCTACTTCCATCGTGCTTGGCCCAACAGGCGCAGCAGTCGGTGCGGCGTCTGGCGACGTGGTGCGTCAGCGGCTGGCGGCACAACTCGATCCGGGTGCGCCACCCTATAACCCATACCAGACGGCTACAGAGGCGGCTGGGGCGGGCGTTGGGCAGTTGGTTGGTGGCCTTGCCGTGCGGGCAGGAATGCCGAACCCGCTGGCGGCATCGTCGCGGGACGTGGCTGCGTTGCGTGGCACCAAGCTGGCGCCGAGTGTGCTGCCGGATGCTGAGGCCGCGCTGCTGAAAGCCAGAGCGCAGGGCGTCGAGCTGACGCCTGGGCAGGCGTCCGGACTGCCGTCGGTGCTGAACCTGGAAGATGCTGTGGCATCGGGGGCTGCCGTGCGAGCCGGCGCTAACCCGGACATCGCCAAGACGTACTATGACATGCAGCGTCAGCAACTGGCGCAAGCCCACGAGAACGCGCTGGCGCGGGTATCGCCTGTCACTGACAAGACAGATGCGGCGCTGCAGTTCCAGCAGGGCGCCGAGGACGCGACGCGGATTGCGCGTCAGCAGGCCAATGCGACAGCCAGGCCATCCTACCAGGCGGCCGAGAAGGGCGGTCAGGTGATGTCGCCGGACCTGGCGCAGTTGATGGAAGCCCCGGCGGTCAAGTCGGCACTGGAGTCGGCCCGCAAGGAATATCAGAACATCTACCGGAAGCCGGCGCCTGAAACGCCTGATTTCGCGCTCTGGGATCTAGCGAAGCGGAAGCTGGATGACGCGCACAATGTCGCCACCCGTGCCGGTGAGCGCACGACGGCGCATGCCATTGATACGTTGCGCGGCGACCTGCTGACACATCTCGATGCGGCCTATCCGACATACGGGACCGCGCGGGAAGCAGCAGCGCCCGGTCAGCGGCTTGCGACCAGAATGGAGGACGTTCTCGGCACGCGCGGCGCGCCCGATCTGGGCACGGATAAGGCGCGGGCCATCGTCAAGCCGGTGTTCGACACCAACAACCCGCGGGCGATTGCCGAAGCTAAGGACGCATTCACCGCTGCCGGACGTGCCGATGAATGGAACGCTGGCGTGCGCGCTCACCTGCAGGATCTGTTCGACCAGGCAGGCAAGTCGCAGGAAGGTCTCAACCCGCAGATGCTGCTACGGCAGGTCTGGGCCGATAAGGACCGCCGTCTGGCACTTCAGGCCGCGATGGACCCGGCGGCATTCCAGGGCCTTGAGAACTTCATGGAGACGCTGCAGCACGTCGCACGCTCGCGGGGCATGAACAGTCTCACTGAGCCGCGTCGAGCGGCCGTCAATGCGCTGGAAGAGTCAGCGGCAAGCACGCCGGGCGTGAAGGCTGTGGGGGCGCTCGGGTCCGTGGCCGGTGCCCGCGGCGGCATTCCTCTGCTTGGCATTCCGGGGGATGTGATGCGCGGTATCCAGAACTGGATGACGGCGCGCAACGTGGCGCGTGTGAGCGAGCGGCTGTTCTCGCCCGAGGGCATCGAGTACCTCAGGGCGATGGCGAAGACACCAGGCGGCAGCATGCGGGCACTCACTGCCACCGCCCGGTTCCTGGGAGAGCGCGGTGGTGCAGCGGTCGCGCCATCCGGCGAGGACCGCCCACCAAATCCGTTGGCGGCTCCTTAGAACTCGTAGTCTTTGCGGCGACGGTAGTAGATCGGGGCGTAGGACACGAACCAGCTCGCGAGGAAGCCAATGGCGATGGCGAATGCCATGTTGGTCTGACTGTCGGCCGGCGTGTGCAGCATGGGATAAAGCGCCCACAACGCAACCATCGTGAGCACCGGGATCAGCACCAGGAACATAACCACGCGGGCGAACCAGTGGCCGAGCAGCCAGAAATACAGCAGCGCGAGCGCAAAGCCGGCGCCAATCATAAGTTCCATGTCAGTGTCCTAAAGCGGAGGTGACGCCGACCGAAGCCGGCGCCGGGTGTCAGTCGTTGCAGGCCGGGTCACGCGAGCAGTAGCCGCGCCACCACGGGCATTTGGCGGTGTTGCAGAATGGATAGTCACGCTCTGGCTTCGGTGCGCCGTGGGCCTCCAGGATGGCCCGGAACAGCGGATGCATCGTTACCAGCGATGCGGCGTCCTCGTCGCTCATGTCAGTAGCCGCACTGCGTCTGATAACCCTGTCCTGGGATAAACACGGGGCGGCACCCTCTGGCATCCACATCCTGCATCCTTGGCATCGGCCTATTCCCGGGCACGTATTGTTCCCAGTTGCTGTTTCCTGGCGCGTATTGCTGCCAACCCTGTGACGTTTGCGCGAAGGCGGGCGTTGCCACGAGCAGGAGTGCCGCGGCGAGTGCTAGTCGTGTCATAGTCTGTCAGTCCTCTGAATGTGCGGCGCGTGTGTCATCCAAAGCGCTGCGCCGCTGAACGCTCTAGCCTCTTGGTTCAGAGAATGTCGTCGTCATACCCGCCGCCGTAACTGCCAGACGGCGCCAATTCGGCAACGGTAGGATCATCCTCGCGTGTGACAGATATCGTGATCTTGCCACTGGCAAAAATCTCTCCGCGAAACCGCGCGACATGCTTCCCAATGCTTTCTGCAAGCGCATCCGCGCCGTATTGCTCGCGAATGAAGACCCGCTCTAGCTCCTCGCCGTCGTCCGAGATTGTTATGGTGAATACGTTGCTCATCGCGCCTTCTCCATTTGCAGCTCCAACCACTGAATGCGTAATTGCTGTTCGCGCGCGTCCTCAGCCGGCATTCCTGGCCAACTGCTGCAACAAGGTCACGACGCGCTGCCATGAGTTGGGACCAAAGCCACCACTGAAGCTCATCCTTGAGTAGTTTCTCGTGGCGAAATCTTCCGGCCATTCGCCGTCACGATCATCCAATTCATGGCACACCTCGATCTCCTGCCGGCTGATGGTAAATGTCCGCTGGCCCCGGACGCATCTCCCGGATGTTTCCACGTCGTTCATAAGCGCTGACGCGATATCGGCGGCCTGCTTGGCGTCAATATGCACAGTCACCGTCTTCTCGTCGCGGTAATCGGGGATTACCTTCAGCTTGAACACGTACTGGCGTTGCGTGTCGGTGTGCGTGTAACCAAACCCCATCGGTCTCATCGCTGTTCAATCCTGTTTTGGTCAATGATGCGGCGGATGAGACCGGCCACGGTGATGCCGAGCTTCTTCGCCTCGCGGCGCAGCCAAACCAACTGCGGGTCTGTCACTGTTACACTCATTCTTTTTGTGTTGCTGGGTTCCTGCTCGTCCCGCCTGGCGTTCCACCAACCCAGCATGTCCGCTGAACGCTTGTCGGAACCATAGTCGATGACGTTCTGGCGGCCTGTCGTGCAGTAGGTGTTTCCAATGCTGTACGGCCCTTGATCTTTAAATCGAGCCATGACGAGCTTGTCGGTTCCGCGCCCCCGACGCTGCCACCTGTCGTCCGTCTGCCACCAGTTCCACCACTCTTCGAGGGTGAAGAGGAACTCGATGCCTCGCTCCATGGCATTTCGCCGATGATAGCGAAACGCCATAACGGCCACCTTAGGGACAGCAGAATCAGACACTTTTGACTGCCCGTTGAGAACGCAGAGCCTGCTGCAATAGTCGCCTGATAGCCTCTGACCTCGAAGCGCACTCCTGCTTAAACCGATATTTGTCGATCTCTCGCAGCAGAGCCTTAGGCATAGGCGTGATCACGCGGACGGATTGTTCGTTGCTCATGACATAAGCGGCATAACGTATGCCGTGACCATCAGTCAACACAATAATGCAGGGAAGCGCACATGGCCGAGCCACCGACCTACCCGCATATCATCGTATTCGAGGACGCCGAGACGCAGCGGCTGTTCGTGCCGGCCGAGACGGAGCCGGAGCCACCCGATCCACCCGACCCGCCGGACCCGGAGGAGCCGCCACCGGACGACGGCGAGGCGCGCGCCACAATCCGCATGGGCGGGACGGATTACGTGTTCCTCGCCAGCGAGGGCCAGGCGCTCGACCCCTACGCTGACCCGGACGGCGCCTTCACGATGGACAACATCCTCTGCACGCATCCGGACCTGCCGCACACACTGGCGTTCTACCGGCCAGACCGGAGCGGTGGCCGCGAGGAATGGGTGTTCGAGCACGGGCTGCCGCGCGCCACGGCACAGGACGACAACCTGCCCGCCTACACCGCCACCATCACGCGCCGCGACGGCTCCACCGCCACCGTAGAGGCCACCAGCGGGCACTACTGGTTCGGCCGCTGGCGCTGGCAGTCGGCACCGCGCCCGGTGCGGCGCACCTACGCACAGCTCGTGGCGCAGAACCTGATCCCGCCGCTCGACACGACCGGGCTGGCGAAAGGCCCCATTCTCTCGGTGAGCGCCTACAAGCCGATGGCGACGTGTGGCATGCCGGGCAATCAGGGCCAGACTGGCGGCTATCCCGGCCTGGGCCTCATCACCGGCTGGCAGGCGCAATACCTGGTGCGCAACGCCCCGGAAACCGCATGGCGCGACCAGGCCGAGGCGATCAACAGCTACCCGTGCGTGGTGCGTGATCCCGATACGCTGGCACCCTGTCCCGGCGATATCGTGGACGACTTCCCCGGCGCCAACATGTACAGCAGCAGCGAGGGGACACCGTACATCGCCAAAGGCCCGTCGCCGCTCCGGACGGACCAAGGACACCTGCCCTCTGCGGTGTATATACCTTTCCTGCTGACCGGCGATCCGTACTATCTGGAGGCGATGCAGTTCGTCACGAATTACCAGCAGCTTTCGCTACCCAGTGATTCGCGCTGCATGGTGATGGGACGATACTGGGCCTGGCCGACGCGCGCGATTGCCGAATGCGTCGTCGCAACGCCAGCCGTGGTGCCGTCGTGGCTGCTGCCGCGCTCGTATTGGACGCACTGGCTGGAGGTGAACCGGGGCCATGTCGAGACGCGCATGGCGAACGCCTCTGACCCGTATTACTACGTATTCCACACCATCTATGAATCGGGCCAGTCGTCGGAATTGGACCCCAACCGGTCGGGCGATCACGTCTGGCAGCAGGCTTTTGTGGACCTGACCGCGGCGTGGATCGCATCCTGGCGGCCGGAGTGGGTCGAGCCGGCAGAGTGGCTCATGCACAGCAGCATCGACCGCGCCTCGGCGACCAGCGGCTGGTGCCGGTCGAGATGCGCGCCGTACCATATCCGCATGCAGAACGCCTCGGTGCTGGCGGCGGCGATGACCAAGACGAGCTGCGAGCTGACGATAAAATATGTGCAGCAATTCCTGCCCGGCATGAGTGTCACGATTGACAGCGAGACACTGACGCTCGGCGACAGCGCGGACGGACTGACGTGGGAGATCGCGTCGAGGCCCAAGCCCGCCGACCACGCCATCAACAAGCCGGTGTATGGCGCCAAATGCTTATCCTGGGGCGAGGCGACGGATCTCAACGTGCTGACCTATGGCTGGGATGTCGCAGCGGACGGCGACCAACTGCCCGCCAACACCACCGACCTGACGTATCCATCGTACCAGCGCGCGGCGCTCGCCCAGGCGCTGCACAGCGGGCTGGAGGTGCCTGGCCTGGCCGACGCCTATGCGTGGCTCGACGGCGAGGTGCGGCGGCTGGTGAGCAGCAAGGGGTTGCCCGTGGGCGACAACTGGGCCGTGGTGCCAGGCACCACAACGCGCCGGCGGCATCACCGGCGGTCAGACCGGACGGACTTGCAGCGGAACGCCAAATTGCAGGACATCATCGACGCCATCCGCGGCGAAGACTGATGTGGCCGGGCGGCCGCCGTTCTCGATGCTGCGGGCGTGCTTTGCCTTGTTCGGCGTCGTGGTACTGCTTCAATGCATCTGGGTGAGCATTGCGGCATTGACGTGCGTCATACTGATTTACCAGCGCGCCTACCCGCTCGGTGCCTGTGCTGACCTTGGCACGCGCGCATCGGGCGTCTTCTCGGAGGCCCTGGCCGGCATCCTGGCGCTGATCATTGCCGCGCGCGAGCCGCCATCGGATGAGGAAAAATAGGGGCCGGGGTTGGTTACTACATCGGGGGGATGCGCCCCGGCCCTAGTTGCTTGTCTTCCGCCGTGCAGCTTATGCCGGCACGGATTCCGGGTCCAGCGCGCTCTCGTCCTCGTCCTCATTCGGGAACCGCGCATAGTTCTCGGCCAGCAGCGAGGCGATCTCGGCCTTGACCCACTCCGGCCCGGTGGCAACCGCCTCGCTGACGGTGCTGCGCCCGCCGATCTCCACCACCTCGCTGCGATGATACACGGCGCCCAGCGCGTCCCGCAGCTTGTCGAGCCAGACACGCCACTGCTCGTCGGTGCGCTCGCGCTGCGGCTTCTCGGCGACCCGCGGCGCACGCGGCATCGGTGCAGCGGCAGCACGCAGCGGCACCTCGTCGTTGATTGCCTGGCGCTCCGGCGATGCCTCCAGCGTCGGGCCGTTGTGCTCGTCCCTGGCGGGGATGTCGGCCTGCTCCTCCGGCACGTACATGCCTGACGTGGCCAGCGGCCAGAGCGTGCGGACGCCCTCCGACACCACGCGGCTGCGCAGCATCTGGCGCGGGAACTTGGCGTACATGTCTTTCTTGCCGAACGCCGTCTGTGCCCGCTGCATGTCCCAGTCGATCCGCACCTCGCCGGTCTGCGGATGGGTGAACGTCGCATCGGCCAACTCGTCGGTGAGGCTGTGCCATTTCACCGTGCCGCCGGCCTTGATGAAATCGCGCAGCATCGCCTCGGCCTTCTTGGCTGGCCGGTTGTTGATGATGTCGTAGTCGCGCGCGGCCTCGACGGCGTGCCGGCCCTCGGCCTGGGCAATGGCCATCAGCACGAGGGCCTGCTCAGGCGTGCGGATACCGAACAGCCCGCTCTTGGCGATGGCGACGGCCAGCGTCTGCATATCCTGCAGCGGCATCGCAGTGGGCACGAGTGCATTCATTGTGAGGCGCTTTCTGTGGCTTTGCGGAACTGCCGCGCTGGGATGATCTCGCCGTGCTCATCGACACCGCTCAGCACGACGCGAGTGATCTCGGTCGGGAAGGTGTACTGCTCGGTGATGCCGGGATGATTGGCGCGCAGTTCTTTCCAGTCCACGCGCTCCTGCTGCACCGTCTTCACCTCAGCGATCCAGGAGGCGCCGGTGCGCGTGTCCGGGTTGGAGAGCAGGATGCCGCGGATCGCCGCCTCGCGCTCTTCGAGGCGCTTGATGTCGGCGCGGACCTGGGCGAGTTCGTCGGGCAGCGGGAGGTTGGGACGTGCGGCGGCGTCGCTCACGCCGCGCCCTCCAGCTCGGGCTGTGGAGCCGGCTCAGGCGCCTCCTGGGGCGTCTCCACGAGCCGTGGCGCCCGCTGGCGGCGCACCCGTGGCTTGCCGGTCAGCGCCGCCACAACCTCGCGGGTGGCCTCCAGGCGGGTCTGCAGGATCGTCATCTCGATCTCCAGCGCCCGCTCGTCGGCGCGGGCACGCTCCAGCAGGGCGGCGGCATTGGTGAGCAGATCAGCGTTTTCCATCACGCGTCCTCCTGCCGGTTGCGGGTGGTGGCGGCGAGCAGTGCGGCGCGGCTCCTGGCGAGCCTGACGCGCTCCTCGGCTATCGCGAGGCGGACGTAGCGGCGCCAGTAGGCGCGATCCGTGCCCGAGGCGTGCTGCCATTCGGCCAGTGTCGCGAGGAAATCCCGGTCCCGCTGCGCGCGGATGATCGCGGCGATTTCTGCGTCGAGAACGTGGCGGGCCGGATAGGCAGGGTGCGCAAGCATGGGAGCCTCAATTTTTGGATGGTTATGCAGCGTGTATTCCGCCGAATACCGCAGCCCGAGGGTTGAGCCGGTTGCGGAACGGCGGTTGCGCCTGAGTTGGACGGGCGTATGCTCGACAGCCTATTTGCAGAAGGGGGACGCCGCCGTGCCGACCCGCACCCAACCCCGTTGCGTTTACCGATTTGGCCTGGGCAAAAGCGGCTTTTCTGTTCTGCTGCATAGCCGGTATAATTTGCCAGAAGGGCAAACAACTAGCAACAAGAAAACCGGGCCGCGAGGCGATAAATCGCCGCGACGATGCGGTGAGGTGATTTCCTTTGGGGCTGCGGCGGCGGCGCTTAACGTGCCGGAGTGGTCAGGCCGAGCGGGGCTGCGGGACCGGGGGCGGGTGGTCGATTTCGACACTCACCGGCTGTCCCAATCCCTTCGCCAAGGTGATGACCATCAGCTTCTGGTCGCGGGACATGCGGCGCCACCAGGAGAGGACCTTCAGCTCCTCGACGCTCTCGACGACCTCCTTCTCCACTTTCCCACGCAGCGGGAATAGATCGGCAGGCTGTACGCCAAGGGCGGCGGCAATCCGGTGCATCCAGGCGTCCGTCAGGGCGCGCTGGCCCCGCTCCATGCGGGACAGATGCGGTATGGCGATACCAGCCCTGAGCGCCACCTCGGCGAGCGAGAGGTTTCGCGCCAGCCGCAACTCACGAATCCGGTTTGGCGTCATGTGTGCCGTTATTCGCCTATCTGGCCATTAATGTCATTAATCAGCATGGTAATCAACTACGCTTGACGCGGATTGCCGTAGCGGCAATGCTGCGGGATGCAGCTCGCGCAATACCTGGAGCAGCGCGGTATTTCGGTGGCGGCGTTCGCTGATCGTCTCGGCGTGGACGTGTCCACGGTCTACCGCTGGTGCTCGGGCGACCGGGTGCCTAGCGTCGATGCGTTCCGGCGCATCAAGTCTGCAACCGGCGGCGCGGTGACGCCTAACGACTTCATCTGTTGCTGTGGCGAGCCTGCCGCGTGAGCCTCCACACCCCCGGACGGCAGCCGCATGAGTGGGGCGAGGCCGCCACGGCGCAACTGCGCCAGCGGTGGGCGGACGGCGCGGTGACGGCGCTGATCGGCGCCGAGCTGGGCATCAGCAAATCGGCGGTGGTCGGCAAGGCGCGTCGGCTGGGTCTGCCGCCGCGGGCCTCGCCGATCCACGCCGCCGGCCAGGCGCCGGTGGTGCGCCCCCGCAAGCGCCCGACGCGGCCGGCGCCGGCTGTCCCCGCACCGAAACCACCGCCGCCGCCTGTGGTGGTTGCGCCGCCGCCCGAGCCTGTGGCGCCGCGGGGCTGCCAGTATCCGCGCGGCAGCCGGCCCAACTGGGACTGGTGCGACGCGGCGGTCGTCGGCAACGGGCCTTACTGCCGCGAGCATCACCGGGTCTGTTACCTGCGGCCCGGCACCCGCGCCTGGATGCAGGAACGCGCGGAGGAGGCAGCATGAACGTGCTCGATCTCTTCTCGGGCGTCGGCGCCTTCTCGCTCGGCCTGGAGCGGGCGGGATTCCGCACCTGCGCGTTTGTCGAGATCGACCCCTACTGCCGGCGGGTGCTGGCGAAGCACTGGCCGGAGGTGCCGCAGTACCATGACGTTCGAGAGCTTACAGCAGATCGACTACACGCTGATGGAATCTTCCCTGATGTCATCTGCGGAGGCTTTCCCTGCCAGGACATCAGTATCGCCGGAAAGGGTGCCGGCATTGGCGGTGAGCGATCCGGCCTGTGGTCAGAGTTCGCCCGGCTCATTGGCGAGATACGACCCCGCTACGTGCTCGTGGAGAACGTCGCAGCTCTCCTTGTTCGGGGGATTGACCGAGTTCTCGGAGACCTGGCCGCGCTCGGGTATGATGCGGAGTGGGAGATTATATCCGCGGCATCCATGGGCGCCCCGCACCGCCGCGAGCGCGTCTGGATTGTGGCGTACTCCGAATGCGGGATCGAACCGGAACGTGGCCACCCCGACGAAGTGCGTGCTGGAGGGACGGGCGCGACCCGATCAGCAGATCCGGCTGGCGGACCAGGTGGTCATGGCCAGTCGTGGGATGTGGCCTACCCCGAGGGTAGAGCCTGGCAACTTCAGCCTGGTGAACGGGAAGATTTACGAGACGAGCCTGCAGTCGATGGCGCGGCGTGGCGGCTGGAACCTGCCGGACTGGGTGGCGATGTGGCCGACGCCAACGACCGTGACGGATACGGGCGGCGCGGCTGGCGCGAGGGAGAAGCTGCGGGCCTCGGTGACGCCAGAGGAAATGAATGGCGCGCTCAATCCCCAGTTCGTGGAATGGCTGATGGGATTTTCCATCGACTGGACCAAGCTGGAATAGCGGACCCGTGGGCGGACGGCGAATGGCCCGGCGTGCCGCGCGTGGCGAAGGGCGTGCCTGATCGCGTCAGCCGCCTGAGCTCGCTGGGCAACAGCCTCGTCCCGCAGATCCCCGAGATGCTCGGGCGCGCGATCCTGGCGCGCGAGGAGGCAGCATGAACAGCGACCGGCCCATGCGCGTGAGCGGCAGCAGCGGCAACGGCGTGCTGACGGAGGCGCCCGTCATCTGCCCGTGCTGTGGCACGCAGGTCGAGGGCCTGGCGCGGCACGCGCAGGGCGCGGCGTGGACGCCGGCGCAGGACGCGTTCATCCAGCGCGCGGTGCAGCACGGCGCCAGCACCACGTTGGTGGCGTACGTGCTCGGCACCGAGCGGCGGACGGTGGCCGGACGCATCAACAACCTGCGCAGCCGGAAGTCATGAGCTACCGCCTCACCGCGCCGGTTGAGTCTGAGCACGGCATCCAACGCCGGATCGCCGGCGTGCTGCGCATCGAGATCGGCGTTGAGGCCAAGATCAGCGAGCACGGCGTTACCTGGTTCTGCATCGACCACGCGAACCATCACGGCGAGGTGCCGGGCATTCGGGTCGGCCGCGGCATTCCGCCGGGCATCTTCGACATGCTGGTGCTGTATCAGGGCCGCGCTTTCTGGATCGAGCTGAAAAGCCGCAACGGCACGGTGTCCGATCCGCAGCGGTCGATGGCGGCGACGCTGCTGCTGTCGGGCTGCCGCATCGGCATCGCGCGCGACGAGGACGAGGTGCTGAGCTGCCTCGATGAATGGCAGATCCCGCGCAAGCGCCGGGTCAGGAAGGTTGCGGCATGAGCGACAGGCCGCAATGGACCGGGCGCATCCGCAAGGGCGATGCGGCGGGCACCATCACCGGCTGGATGGTCGATGAATGGGGCTGGCGGCTGGAGTTCGTCGCCACGTTCGATGAGGCGTCGCGCGAGTACGTCCTGCGGGGCACGACGGGCGAGGTGCCGAAGGCGCTGAAGGTGCCGCTGGTGGATGAAGGCGACGCATGAGTAGTCATCTGCCGATGCTCGGCGCGCGTGAAGCCCGTGGCCGGCGGGGCGAAGATTTCTATGAGACGCCCAAGAGCGCCACGCGCGCATTGCTGGCGGTGGAGGAGTTCAACGGCCCGGTCTGGGAGCCGGCCTGTGGCTACGGCGCCATCAGCCGCGTGTTGGAGCGGGCTGGCCATGAGGTCATCAGCACCGACCTGGTGCAGCGGCACTACGGCATCGGGCGCATCGACTTTCTGCTGGAGCAGGAGCCGCGTGCGCCGAACATCGTCACCAACCCGCCCTTTAAGCTGGCTGAGGAGTTCGCGCGCCAGGCGGTGCGGCTGACAACGGGCAAGGTGGCGTTGCTGTGTCGCCTTGGCTGGCTGGAGGGGCGGCAGAGACGGCGGATGTTTGAGGCGCTGCCGTTCGCCCGGCTCTGGGTGTTCAGTTGGCGGCTGCCGCTGATGATGCGCATTGGCTACATCGGCGAGCAGTCGAGCAATGCGATTGCCTTTGCCTGGTTCGTATTTGAGCACGGCCATTCGGGACCGGCGACCATCGGGTTGCTGCATGAGGGGATGGAATGGAACAAGCAGCGGCCCGCAACAACGAACTGAGCTTTCATCCGGTCTGCTCGATCTTCCCGCTGATGCCGGAGGAGCAGTTGGCGGCGCTCGCCGCCGACATCCGCGAGCATGGGCTGCGCGAGCCGATAGTGGTTGCTGGCAACGCCATCCTCGACGGGCGTAACCGTTGGCTGGCGTGTCAGAAGTCAGCCCGGGAGCCATGGACCGTCGAATGGGACCGGCATGGTTCGCTGCTGGATTTTGTTCTGTCGGTGAATTTGCACCGCCGGCATCTGAGCACCAGTCAGCGGGCCATGGTGGCCGGCCGGATCGCCACTATGAAATCCGGCGAGCGAACGGACCTCCAATCAAATGATATTAGGTCATCTCCCGGAACGATTAGTGTTGATGGGGCCGCTGTCCTTATGGCGGTCTCAAAGCCCTCGGTGTTCCGCGCGAAGGCCGTTCTGGAGGGCGGTACGCCGGATGAAATCCACGCAGTGGAGGAGGGCCGTGCCACGGTCAACTCAATCGTTCGGAAGGTCTGGGCGCGTAATCGCGACCAGAAAAGGCAGCAGACGGCGGAGGTCATCGCGCTGCCGGTTCTGCCTCGCAGCCACGGACCAGCACCCAAACTGCCGGAAGGCATGACGCGCAGCCAGCTTGCGGCCAGCGCCGTCGAACTGCGGGAGACGCTCGGCTCTGCCGAGGCGGTTGCATCTGTGTTGAAGATAGACCGCAAGGTATGTGGGCAGCTCATCGACATCATGATGATCGGGCGGCGCCGCGACCTTGGGCCGCGCGACACCCTCCTTGCCGAGCGGGCGCTCGCACATCTCGACGATGTGCATGTGCCGTTGAGTTCCCTGTGCGAGATGCTGGCGCCGATAGCCGACCGGCTATGGGGGAAGGGCCGCAAGGGAAAGATTTCACGCGCTGGGCTGGAGGCCAACCGGGCTGAGCGGTTCGAGCGTGGGTTCGGGATTCTCCTGCAAGCCTGCAGGAACGGCTCAAAGATCGAAATCCCGCATATGGCGCCTGCCAAGGCGAAAGAGGTTCTGGCGGAACTCAGGGAGGCCGTGAGTCACGTCAGGGAGTTGATGGAGAAGATAGAGAGGAGCAGCAAATGACCGCCGTCACCTTCAGCCGCAAGGACCATTCCATGCGATGGATCAAGGTGGGCGATCTCACGGTCACCTGGTCGGAGGCGCAGCGCGCATTGTCGGAACGGGAGGCGGCCAAAATAGCCAAGGCGTTCGACCCCGACCTGTTCGGCACGCTGACTGTCAGCGAGACAGCAGAGGGCAAGTATCACGTCGATGACGGCTGGACCCGCGCGAGCGCGGTACGCAGCATGTGGGGCGACGATGCCATGGTGCCCTGTGTCGTCGTCGCGGCGTCCAACGCGGTGCGGGCGGCGCAGATATTCACCGGGATGAATGGCGGCAGGTCGAAGCCCACCGCCATCGAGATGTTTGTGGCCCAGGTAACGGCACAGAGTCCCGACGAGTGCGCCGTCAACTGTGTGCTGAAGGAGTTGGGGCTGTCGGTCGAGAACTCGTCCAGGGACGGGGTGGTCCGGGCGGCCAGTGCGCTGGTGTCGATTTACCGGCAATATGGCAGTGAGCATCTGCATGAGGTGCTGCTGCTGATCATCAGTACCTGGGGGCGGGACGCTTCGGCCTTTGATGCGCCGCTGATGCGTGGTCTCGCGCTGTTTCTCGCGCAGGCAGAGGACGTACGGATGGACCGCCTGGCGCGCAAGCTGGCGCGTCAGTTCACGCCGGGCCGGCTGGTCGGTGCGGGCAAGGCGATGCGGGAGGCGTTCGGCGGCAGCATGCCGCGGGCGGTCGCCGCACTCGTGCAGGAGGCTTACGCCAAGGGCGGGCGGACGACCTCTAAGGAGGCCGCATGACCGATGATGACACGGTGCTGAGCTCAGCGCTGGAGGACGTGCTGGCTACGGTGCGGGAGCTGGTGGGGCTGAACTACCAGCTCGGCGAGGAGATCCGCGTGGTGGTGGATCTTATCCGGGCGCGGCATGAAAGCGCGAAGCCGTCATGACCGTTGCCGACTCAATCACGGTGGCGCACAATGAAAAACCGGCCCCCGTTGGAGCGGGAGCCGGCCTGTACTTAACCAAGCGGTGCTTGGGCAAAGCAAACTGGGAAGTCGCTAGCCCCATTCTGCATGCCTGGACGCCGAGCGCAAGAGGCATGCCTATGACATATCCGAGCATTGCCGCCATCCAGGCGGCCGTCTGCGCGCATTTCCGCGTCACCCACCTGGATCTGCTGTCCCGCCGCCGGGGACGCGCGATCTCGCGCCCGCGCCAGGTGGGCATGTGGCTGGCGCGCCACACCACGCCCCTGAGCCTGCCGGAGATCGGGCGGGAGTTTCAGCGGGACCACACGACGGTGATGCACGCGGTGGACCGGATCGACCGCGAGATCGCCGCCATCACACCACACGGGGCAATCGCGCTGCAGCTCAGAACAGCGCTGGAACAGGGGGAAGCGGCATGAGCAACTGCAACGGGCACCGCTGGTCCAAATTCTGGTGGCGGGATCATCAGGGCGACGCGGCGCTGCGGGCCTGCACCCTGGCCGCACGCGGCTACTGGATGGAATTGCTGTGCGTGGCGCACGAGGCGACGCCGATTGGCCACGTCCTGCTCAATGGCCGCGTCCCAACCTACCGGCAGAAGGCAGCTATTGCGGGTTGCACCGAGAAGGAGGCGCAGCGGCTTGAGGTTGAGTTGGAGGAGGCCGGGGTATTCAGCCGGACTGACGATGGCACGATCTATAGCCGCAGAATGGTCAAAGATGCTGCCCAATCGCAGGCCGGCGCTGAGGCCGTCAAGAAGCGATGGGATGCCGCCAGACCTAATACCCCCCCTAATAGGGGGGCTAATGGGGAGGCCCATGGGGGGGCTACGCCAACCCCTACTACTAAGAAGCTAGAAGTAGAGTCAGAGAAAGAGGAGACACCTGTCGGTGTCTCTCCGCGCGCACGCGCGAAAACACCGAAACAAATCCTGCCCGAGAGCTGGGAGCCTGGGCCGAAGGAGGTCCTGCTCGGGCAGCAGCTCGGGCTGTCAGCCGCGGAAATCGCCAGGGAAACCGAGCGAATGCGGGATTGGGCGGCAGCCAAAGCCGCGGCCTACGCCGACTGGCACGCCTTCTTCCGCAACTGGCTCCGCGATGCCGTGAACCGCCAGCGCCAGGAGAAAAATCAGCCCGTAACCACCGACGAACTGCGCTCCCAATGGGGCCTGCCAACCTTCCTCGGACCCAACGGCAGGCTGCTGTCATGACCGAAATCCGCGTCGTCTCAGGCTGGCTCACCGACCTCGCCAACCTCACCGCCGGCAGCGCCATGATGCGCGAAATCAAGCCCAGAATCGCCGGCAACGCCTCCATGCTGGCCGACGCATTCCCAGCCGCAGCCTTCTCCCGCGCCTCGCTCGATGCCGTCGCCCGCCAGTGCAAATTCTTCCCGAGCTACAGCGAAATCTGCGAGTATCTCAGCGCCTGGTGGAAGGAGAACCGCCCCACACCACGAGCCATCGAATCAGACCAGCCAGCCACCGTCAGGCAGCGCGAACTCGAACGGAATAACCGCGAGAGCTGGGAAGCCATCAGCGCCGAGCAAATCCGCACCAAAATCCGCACCATCCGCAACAGCCCAATGCCAGCACTGTTCGGCCACTTCTTCGCAACAGCACTCGCCAAACACGCGCCACAGCATCTCGGCCTGCTGCCACCCGAGTGGCTCGAAGACCGCAACGAACCAGCCTCCGTTACAGCCCTGCGCAGACCCGCCGCCGCCGCCATGCCCAGCGAAGTCCGCCGCGGCGACCCGGAGATCGCGCCATGATGCCCGACGACCCCCGCACCGTCCGCCGCCTCGGACTCCGCTTCGAGCGCCGCCTCTGCACCGCCATCGAACAGTCCAACATCCACCCCAACTTCGCCCTCGCCATCATGGCAACCGTGCTCGGCGAGCTGCTCAACAGCATGCCAGAGGCCGACCGCAGCCAGTGCGTCGAGGCAATCTGCGAGATCATCACCACCCACGGCCTCCATGGCTTCGACGCCGCATCCGAACTCACCGCCGCAAAACTCCGGCCGCACCTCGATGCTTGACGGCCTCGCCACACTTGACGCTCAACCGAGCAGGGGGTTAGATTCGCGCTACCACGACAGCGCGGACACCCTCGCTACGTCCCGCATGCCGTGCCACAGCATTCGCTGGGCCTGCATCTACACACACCCACAAGCCGAGCACTGGGCCAACAGCAACCTCCAGCGCTCCGGATACACAACCTACCTCCCGCTCTACGCCACCAGAGTCCGCGACCGCGCCATCCGCTCCCTCTGGCACACCGTCGAACGCCCGCTGTTCCAGCGCTACCTGTTCCTCCGCTTCGACCACACCAGCACATCCTGGTCGCCAATCCGCGCCACACCAGGCGTCGCCGATCTGGTCAGAAACGGTACAGATCCCGCCTATGCCTCAGACGCCGCCATAAGCACGCTACAGGCCCATGACCATGTTCGCCGCACCCTCACCCCTCGGGAACCGCTCTGGCGCCCTGGAGCCGCCTGTAAGCTGTCGGACGGGGCATTCCGGGGACACGATGCCGTGGTGACCGCCGTCCATCACGACCGCGCCCTCGTCGCCCTCCTGATGCTCGGACACCTCCGCGAGGTGCAGGTGAGCCTCGACTGCCTGGTCGCTCGCGAGAGTTAGGCTCCCCAGCAAACTGACATGGCGCGACAAACGCAACACGGTCCGACCGGCGTACGGCTGAACCAAAAGCAGGACATACGCTGCAGGTCCGCAATCCAGACCACAGCCCTGCTGCACAGGCTCAACGATTTCGCGCTTCAAAAGCCCTGCCGCTACTCCGGCCAGATGTTCCAGATGACCGATACGCAGGTGCGCGCCGCTCTCGGCCTCCTGCGCAAGACCATCCCAGACCTCGCCGTTACCGAGCTGCGCAGCGATCCCGACAGGCCCCTGAGCGTGGAATTTACTTGGGCACCAGCAACGCCGGCTGTTTCACATGAAACTACACCAGCACCGCCGGTGATCGACGCAACGCCAGAGCCGAGCGACAGCACCGAGTTCGTGTGGGGCAAGAGCACAGATGACGCAGCGTAGCTACGCGCGCCACTACACAGCGGACGGGTGCTGATTGCGCTGCTTGGTATATACGGCGCCGTCTGCATCGCTGGCTATTGCGCGCTGATCCTCGGCGCACGCTGTGATGACCGCTGATCGCAACCCGACCGACGATGACCGGGAAGAACTGGTCGAGCGCACGAAGCGTATCAGTGAGCGAGTCTGGGATGCGTTGGTCGAGGACGAGCCATCAGACCGTCTTATGCTGACAGTGCTCGGCATCTGCGTTGATACGATCATCAAGCGCAAGGCAATGCACCTGCGCGAGCAGATATTCGGTCGCTTTGTGCGCAATCTTGGCTCGCAAATCATGGAAGACGAGGACGACTGTTAGGCGCGTAATGCCTCCCCAGGTGGCGCCTGATGGGCACGGGCGGTTGCCCGACACAGCCGCCCGCCGCTCAACCACACATCACACACCGGAGACACCGATGCGCCCGCTGCTGCTCGCCGCCACGGCACTGCTCGCTACCGCGCCAGCCTATGCCGCGCCAATCGACGCCGGCAGCGTCATGAACATCGTCGGTAACGCCACATTCAGCGCCAGCACCATCAGCTTCACGTCGCCCGCCAATCTCGTGACCGGCACCGGCGTATACACAGCACTCGGCACCTGCGTCGGCTGCGTCGATGTATCCACACCCGTCACTTACAACCCGTTCACGCCGGTCGCCGACCTGTTCAGCGCCACCAACAACGGGCTGACGGCGACGGTCAGCGTCACGGCGCAGCTCGAAGCGCCTGACTACACCGGCAACACGCTGCTCATCGTGGACGCGGCGCTGCTGACGCTCACCGGCTTCGATCCGACACCCGGCCGGCTCGCGCTGACGCTCAACCAGGACACCGGACAGATCACCGGCTCGTTCTCGTCCACCGTGCAGGGCATCAGCGTGCCGGAGCCTGCGACGCTGGCGCTGCTCGGCATCGGCGCGCTCGGCCTAGGGCTGGCGCGGCGGAAGGCGTAGCGTGCCCGAGCCGTCAGTCGAGCAGCGTGTCCGCGAGCGTGCCTACGCACTGTGGATACAAGCCGGGCGTCCCTCCGGCCGCTCCGCCGAGTTCTGGCAGCGCGCACGCGATGAGATCGAGGCCGAGATACTGCAGCAGCAGGACGACGTGATCGACAGGCCGGAGAGCGTCTGATGTCGCCCATTGTGCTGATCCTGATCATCTTGCTCATCGTCATCGCATTCGGCGGATTCGGCGGCTATCGCTACGGCTGGTATGGGCCGGGCTATGGCGGTTACTACGGCTTCGGCATCGTCGGCGTGATCGTCGTGGTGCTGCTGATCCTGCTGCTCCTGGGGCGCCTGTGAGCAATCGCCAGCCGTATCTGTTCGGCGCCGGCTGGATCGCAGTGCGTGACGGCGATGACACAGCCCGCGACATCTTCCATCAGCACTACTCATACCGGCCATACGCTGACGGACGCCGCCCGAAGCTGTTCGTCGGTCCTGGCGAGAAGCTCGCGCTGGTGTGGCACGATGCGTCTGCGCTGTTCATCTGGCGCAAGTTCATCAACGGCGACGGACAGGAAGGCGTCAACTGTGCGGTGTTTCGCAACGAGGGCGCGGTGCTGTCGTCGGAGCTGATCCGGCAGGCCGACGCGATAGCGGACGCGCGCTGGCCCGGCGAGCGGCACTACACCTACGTCAACCCGCGCAGGGTGCGCAGCGTCAATCCCGGCTGCTGCTTCAAGAAGGCCGGCTGGCGGCGCTGTGGCGAGACGAAGCACAATCGGCTCATCGTGTTGGAGAGGCGCTGATGCCGCGCTGGCGTGTCGAGATGCCGCCGCTGCGCTCGGACGCGGCGACTCTGCCGGTGGACGTCGAGGCCGACAGTGTGGCGATTGCCGGCGGCGCGCTGGTGTTCATGGACCTGGGCCACATCGTCCGCGCGCTCGCGCCAGGCCAGTGGCTGCATCTGACGCTGCTCGGCGACGACGCGCCAGCCGACGCGGGCGACCGCTACAGCGCAGCTACGCAGGCGTGCCGGTAGTTCGGCATGAGCGACGAACCTGTTCAGCGCCGCAGCGGACTGAGCTACACTACGGCATGACCGACTGGCGGCGTGTTCTGCTCGCGATCCTGGCCCTGGCGGCGGTGGGCACCACGGTGTTCCGCAGCGTCCCCGGCCGGCTGATGGACCCCGCCTGCTGGCCCGACTGCCCGCCATGACGCCGGATGACGCGCTGGCGGACGAGTTGCGCCGGCACCTGGCCGAACTGGACGTGGAGATCCTCCGGCTGAAGCGCCAGATCGGCGAGCTGCGCAGCGCCATCGCCGCATTGCTGGCGCCGGATGACTGTAAAGAATACCGACACACCCGGCGTTTCGTTGCCGACTACCCCGGTAGAAACGCAACATAGTTGCACGATTCTGGGTTGTTTGTCGGAACTCTTTACACTCGCGCCTTCCGGGCCACGCCTACACTCCGACAGGGCGCCTTCCGCCCGAAGGAGGACGACATGAGGACATTGCTACTCGCCGGCGCTGCCACGCTGGCACTCGCTACCGCCGCACAGGCCGGCCAGATCTCTGCCGGCAGCGTGTTAAATATCGTCGGCAACGCCAACTTCGATGCCAATGCGGTGACGTTCACCAACCCGGCCAACCTGGTGAACGGATCGGGCGACTTCGCCGCTCTTGGCACCTGTCTCGGCTGCGTCACCATGACCACGCCGCTGTTCTACAACCCCCCGGTCTTCGGCCAGGCTTACACCGCGACCAACAACTCGCTGACGGCCAGCTTCGACCTGCTGTCGCTCGACAACACCAGCGGCAACGGCACCACCACGCTGGGGCTGGAATACAGCGGCGTTGCCCATCTGACGGGATTCGATGCCACGCCGGGGCAGCTCGTCTACACCATCAACCAGTTCGGCCAACTGATCGGCTCGTTCTCGGCCTCCACGATTGCCAACCCGGTGGCTGAGCCGGTCTCACTGGCGATCCTGGGCACCGGACTGCTCGGCCTGGGCCTCGTGCGCAACCGCCGCCGTGATGTCTGACACCCCGCCGCTCGATAGGTTGGCGGGATGTGAGATGATGCTGACCCAGGACGGCACGCTGAAAGTCACGCTGCTCATGAACGATCTGGAGGAGGCCCGCGCCTGGGCCTCCTACCTGCTCGCCTGGCGCCGTTTCAAAGCCAAGCCTGACCACGAGCCGCTCGGCGGCCTCCTGCAGGTGCGGAATGTCCGTTAGGATGTCCTATCCGATTTACCGGCGCTGGCTCAGCGGGGCCAAGCCGCTGGAGGTGGAGGTGCTGCACGAGACCGGCTCGCAGGCGCTGGTGCGGGTCTGGCGCGAGCCTGGGGCGCCGATAGGGGAGCGCATCGCCTGGTGGGTGGCGCTCAGCGCCCTGATGGACGAGCCGCTGCGGATGCGGCGGCGGCCTAAGCGGTGCCTGTACAAACCAACAAGTCACCCGTAAACGGTCGTTTGCAAACGCTCCCAATGGCCTCAGACACCGGTTTCCGCCCTTGAATCAGCCCGAATTGGCTGGCTAGCCGGCTAAAACCGGGCGCAGCCGTCCGCACCCGGTTGCTTACCACGCCATATCATACGCTGCCTTAATCGGCCGCCATAATCGCCAAAGCCCGCGCCATGGGCCTGACTCCCGGGTTCGGGCCAGGGCCGGGGCGGTGTTGATATCACCCTCCGGCCCGCTCACCGCCGCTTAACCCCACGGTCCGTCCAGCGGTCCGTCAAACTCCGTCAGACTCCATCAAATCCCGTCATGTCCGATACACAGCAGCGCCAGAGGCTGGAGGTGCCGTTCGCGCCTCGCCCGTGGCAAATCCCGCTCATTGACGACCCAGCCAAGCGCATCGTGGCCGTGGTGCATCGCCGTGCCGGCAAGAGCACGGCGTTGCTCTGGCGCGGCCTCAAGCGCGCCGTCACCACCAAGCGCCCGCAGCCGCGTGTCGTCCATATCCTGCCCTACGGCGTCATGTGGACCCGCACAGGGCTGTGGGACCAGGCGGTCAAGGCGGCCGAGGCGATCCCCGGCAGCCAGGTGCGGCGCAGCGAGATGGCGATCCGGCTACCGAACGGCGGAACGTGGCAGGCGGGAGGGGCGGACAACCCCGATAGTTGGCGCGGCGGTTATGCCGATGAATGCATTATTGATGAGTTTGACGATACGCCGCAGTCGATGGTGGCGCTGGTGATTGAGCCAATGCTGGCTGATCGCGACGGGACGCTGGTGCGCAGCGGCACACCGAAGGGTCGCGGGCTGCTGCAGGCGGCATATGATCGTGCGCGTATCACGCCAGGGTATTCTTCGTATCTGCTGGACTATCGCAAGACGGGCGCTCTGCCGGACGCGGCGATTGAGCGACTGCGCCTCGAAATGAGCGACGAGGAATTTGCGCAGGAAATGGAGTGTTCGTTCGCCGCGCCGAACTCGGGGAGCTATTACGGCAAACTCATAGATCAGGCCGAAAGTGAACAGCGCATCACCGCGGTGCCGCACGACCCGGCGCTCAAAGTGTGGACCGGCTGGGATCTGGGCGTTCATGATTCCACCGCCATCTGGTTCGCGCAGGTGACCCGCAGCGGCGAGTGGCGGCTGATCGACTACATCGAGGACTCGGGCGTCGGGCTGGATCACTACGCGCGGCTACTCCAGCAGCGGCCCTACGTCTACGAGCGCCACATCCTGCCGCACGACGCGGCTGTGAAGGAACTGGGCAGCGGGCTGGCGCGCACCGAGACGCTCAACAGCCTCGGCGTGCGGCCCTGGCGGGTGCTGCAGCAGCACGGCGTGGCGGACGGGATCAACGCGGTGCGCATGGTGCTGCCGAAGTGCTGGATCGACGCAGAGCGCTGTGCCAAGGGCATCCACGCGTTGCGGCACTACAGACGCGAGTGGAACGAGGCGGCGCAGACCTGGCGCAGCAGTCCGGTGCATGACCACGCCTCGCATGGCGCGGATGCTGCGCGGTATCTGTGCCTGGGCGTGCGGCAGGACCAGCCGCCGCCGGTCGAGCGGGCGCCGCGCGAACCGTGGGAATACACCCAGCCCGGCGAGCTGACACAGGACTGGATGCGGCTGTGACGCACAAGCTCGATCCCACCGGCAAGAAGCACCGCTTCGACTTCGACGGCAGCGTCTACGAGGTTTCGGACGACACTCTGCAAGAAGCTCTCGACCACTGGACCTTGCTGGAGACAGAAAAGCGCGAGCCTGATCCTGGGTTGTTCGGCGAGCGAGTGCAGGAAATGGCGGAACAACTCGGCCTCGCTCTCGTGATGTTCGTCGGCAAGGCCGAAGAGGACCACAAGCCGGTGGATTTCGGCGCGTATTACACCGCCGCTAGCGACGCCAACCTCTGGCAATTGGAGGCGGCGGCAATGGCCGGCTTGCGGCAGGCGTTCGATGAGGCCGTCGCGGATCTCAGGCAGCGGTTCGCGGATTATGCCGACCCAATCCGCGCAGCGATGGACAAGCTGAAGTAATGGCCTAGTGGTCGCCTGCCGGTCGCCTGGTCCAGCCAAGCTCGTCCCACATCTCGCGCGGCGGCTCGGATGCGTCGGGATTCATTCGCCTCAGAGCCTCGAAGGCGGCGGCCGTTTCTGGATCAAGCACAAGGGCAAACGCTTTCGGTGGCTTGTCGGTCCGCTTCATCAGACGCCACAGCAGCTTGATTTCCTTCGGCGTCAGGCGACCTGCCCGCACGAACATGAGGTCGTAAATCTGCTGGTTGGTCATGCGTCGCCAGAACTGGCTGGGAATAGCAAGTCCGTCGTCTGACATGGCCGGCCCCTCCAAATCCAAAAGACCGCTCTAGGACACGATGGCCAAGAGTCAATCAAACACCGACAGCGAAATCGTGCGCGAGGCGCAGGACCGCCTCAACCGCGCGCACGAGTATCAGGCCAACGCGCACCGTCACTACAAGGCGGACATGGCCTTCGCCAATGGCGACGACGACAACAAGGCGCAGTGGAGCGACGGCATCAGCGCCGGCCGGCAGGCCGCCGGGCGTCCCGCGCTGACCGTCAACAAAACCCGCGTGCATTGCCTGCAGATCATCAACGACGCGCGGCAGAACCCGGTGCAGATCCGCGTTAATCCGGTGGGCGACGATGCCACGTACGAGGCGGCACAGATCTACGAAGGCATCATCCGGCACATCGAATACGTGTCCAACGCACAGCAGGCGTATGCCAACGCCACATATTGCCAGGTGATGGGTGGTATCGGCTACTGGCGCGTGCTGGTGGACTACATGCACGACGATACGTTCGACCAGGAAATCTACATCAAGCGCATTGCCGACCCGACGCAGGTCTACCTGGACCCCGACATCCAGCAGGCGGACGGCAGCGACGCGAAGTGGGGCTTCCTGTTCTACGAAATGACGCGGGAGGAATATGAAGCCGAGTATGGCGTGGACAAGGACGACACCAACCTGAACAACGCCGCGCTGTCGCTCAACTCGCCCGGTGCCGGCGGCACGGTCTACCGCACCAACGACAAGCATGTGCAGGTGGTGGAGTATTACCGGAGCTGCACCAAGAGCGACCGGCTGCTGCAGATGCACGACGGCAGCGTGGTGCGCGAGAGCCAGCTACCCAAAGGCATGCTGGAGGAGCTGGCGCAGGTCGGCGTGACGCCGCGGGCCGAGCGCGACATTGCCGAGCCACAGGTCGAGTGGTTCCTGATCGCCGACAGCAAGATCATCGACCGCAAGGACTGGTTGGGACAGTTCATTCCTATCGTGCGCGTGCCGTGCGAGGAGATCGTGCTCGACGGCAAGCTCGACTGGGTATCGCATGTGCGGCACCTGCGCGATCCGCAGCGTCTATACAATTGGTATACGTCGCAGGCGGCTGAGTTCGTCGCGCTGCAGACGAAGGCTCCGTTCGTCGGCACCGCGGAGGCCATCGGGCCGTATCTCAATGACTGGGAGGCGGCCAACACCGAGAACAAGGCAGTGCTGCTGTATCGCGGCACCGGCGAGAACGGCCAGCCAATCCCGCCGCCGGAGCGCTCGCAGCCGCCGGTCATGGCGCAAGCCTACATCGAGGGGCTGAAGATCAGCCAGGCCGAGATGATGATGGCGACCGGCCAGTATCAGGCGGTCATGGGCGAGCCGAGCAATGAAACGTCGGGCAAGGCGATCAACGCCCGGCAGCGGCAGGGCGACAACGCGACGTACCATGTGATTGACCGGCTGGCGTCGGCGATCCGCTACACCGGGCGCATCATCCTCGACCTCATCCCGAAGGTGTACGACACCAAGCGCGCTTTGATGATCATGGGCGAGGACGGCACGCAGACGCAGGTGCATCTGGACCCGGAGGCGCCGCAGCCGCACCAGACGACGCTGGACCCGCGCCAGCCACCGCAACAGCCCAGCATGAACCCGCAGCAAGACCCGGACAGCGAGCGCCAGCAGGCGCTGCGCACGGTGTTCAACCCGCTGAAGGGCCGCTACGCGGTGGTGGCGGACGTTGGGCCGAGCTACGCCACCAAGCGGCAGGAAGCCTTCAACGCGTTCTCGCAGGTGATCGCGCAGAACGGCGCGGCGTTCCAGGTGATCGGCGACTTCTGGGCGAAGAACGCCGATTTCCCAGGCAGTGACGAGATGGCGGCGCGGCTGAAACAGGGGCTGCCGCCGCAATACAAGGCCAACACGCCGTCGCCGGAGGTGCAGCAGCTCACCCAGGCGGCGCAGCAGATGCAGCAGCACGCGCAGGAATTGCTGCAGAAGGCCGATGCGGAGATCGCGCAGTTGAAAGCGCAGGTCGTGCATGCGCAGGAGCAGCTCAAGGACAAGAGCGAAGAGCTGAAGATCAAGGACTATGACAGCGAGACCAAGCGGCTCGACGTGGTGAGCGGCATTGATCCGATGGGATCGCAGGTCGTGGTGCGGCAGATGATCCGCGACATGCTGCAGGACGAGCTTGGCGAACTGCTGAAGCACCACGGCGAGATGGAGATGGCGCTGCAGGGCAACGTGCAGGCGGCCCAGCCGCCGGAGCCGGAGGGCGCGGACGTTGGCACGGGCGCCTAACGCGCTGGCGATTGGCGAAGGCTATGTTGAGCCTGCCAACCCGCTGACGCGTGGCACGCCGACGCTGGCTGATGCGTGGGCGTTTAATGCCGATGCGATGCGGGACTATATCGCGCGCCAGCGGGCGCTTGCGGAGCAGCACGGCCTGTGGAATCCGGCGACGGGAATGCCAACCCAGAAAGGCTGGACGGACGCCGCGCAACAATATGCCGGCACATTTGAGGGTGGTATCCAGGGCAAACTCAGTCTGCAGACGGTGCATCCGCGCACCCTGCGCCCGTTGGCAAAAGCGCCCGATTATGAGGCCCCTGGCAGCCATACGTTCTCGATCAAGGGGCCGGATGGCCAGCCGGTGGGCACTGTCGATACGACATGGAACCCGGAGACCGGCAACCTGCACGTTGAGGACTTTCAATCGGAGCAGGGCAAAAACAGCCTGGGGCTAGGTGCCATACGCCAGATTCGCGAACTGCTGCTGTCGTATTATCCGCAAGCGCAGACGCTATCTGGCCAAAGGATCACCGGCGCTGTCTCAGCCGACCGTGCTTCGGGTTCCGGCCCAGGCCGTGCGGCGACACAGACAATCCGGGCAGAGGAATAACCCTTCCGGGCCGGGACGGACCCACTCTTCCACGGGGAGTGGCGACGTTGGCAGGCGTGTGGTCACCGAGCGCTCCGGTTCGCCGGTTCGGTGACGGAAAACCCACAGTGACAATCCGATGAGCGAAACACAGCAACAGCAAGCTACCGAAGAGCGCGTCCCGCAGTCGCAGCACGTCCTGCAGAACGAGGAGAACGAGGACGCCACCCTACCGCTGCAACAGCCGCCGCAACCGGAAGCGCCGGCCGAGAGCGAGACCAAGCCCGACGAGCCGGAGGTCGATGAGCGCGAGGAACTGCTGCGCAAGGAGCGCCGCGCCCACGCCAATCGCGTCGGCCAGATCGTCAAGCAGCGCTACGCCGAGAAAGCCCGCGCCGATGCGCTGGAACAGAGGCTGCGCGAAATCGAGCAGCGCCAGGCGCAGTATGACGGCAGCCCGCAGCCGGCGCCGACGCAGGAAGATATTGACCGGCTGATCGACCAGCGCGCCGCCGAGAAACTCGCCATCCAGCAGCACAACGCCCGCGTCGAGGAATGGGACAAGGCGGGCAAGGAAAGCTTTGGCGAGGATAAGTTTAAGGAAGCCTGTGAGACCGTCGCTAATATGTCGTCCGCCGAGCAGCGCCGCATGCTGCTGGCCATCGCGCTCGACGTGGAGGGCGGCCAGCGGGCGATCATCGAGATGGCGGACGATCCCGAGGAGGCCGAGCGCATCCTGGCGATGCCGCCGCACCGGATGGCGCTGGCTCTGACAAAGCTGGGCGCCACACCGACACCGGAGCCAAAGCCGGTGTCGAGACTACCGCCGCCGATCCGCCCGCCCTCCGGGGGACGCGCGCGCGGCCAACCCGACCCCGAGAAAGGGTCGTGGGATGAGTACAAGCGCTGGTCATCAGAGACGAACTGGCGCCGCTGACGCCTACGCCGTGCCTGCCGACTTGCGGCGGCTACCGCATGCATCCGCGACAGCGGACCTCCGACTGAGCGCGTAGATCGCTCTGCGACGGGCGGGAGCAATCCTGCCCGTCCTTCAGGTGCCACCTGAGACCCGACTGGAAGCGGCTTCTTCCTGTGTGCCGAAGAACCCCTCCGGGGTGACGGCCTGCCTCCGAAACGAAGGGATCAGGAATGAGCCACAGTGCCCAATACCATCATCACGCCTACGCTCGTCGTGAGGCGCGCTATCGAACTGTTCAGAAACTCCAACGCCTTCCTCCAGATGGTGGATCGCCAATGGCAAGACGAGTTCGGCGGGCCTAGCGTCGCCGGACAGAAGCCGGGCAGCACCATCCAGATCCGCCTGCCGAATGACTACGTAGCGCGCAGCGGACCCACCGCAGTCCCACAATCCACCGTTGAAAGCACGACCGCACTGACGGTCGCGACGCAGACCGGCGTTGATATCGCGTTCTCAATGGCGGAACGCACGATGTCGATCCAGGACTACGACGTGCGTGTTATCCAGCCGGCGGTCAATGCGCTGGTCGGCAACATCGCCTCCAACATCATGACCGGCGCCGAGGCGATCCCGAACCTCGTGCATAACGTGGACGGGAGCAACAACACACTCACGCCGACGCTGACCACCTGGGCGACCGCGGGCGCGCTGCTCGACAAGCTCAGCACACCACGCAGCCAGCGCCGCGTCGTGCTCGACCCGATCACCATGGCGCGCACGGTCAACTCGTTCAGCGGGCTGTTCAACCAGCAGTCCAAGATCGGCCAGCAGTACGAAACAGCCATGATCAAGACCGATGTCTTGGGCATGGACTGGGCGCAGGACCCAACGGTGCTCACCCACACCACGGGCGCTTACGGCGCGCTCGGCACGGTGTCGGGGGCCAGCCAGACCGGCAGCACCATCACCACGAGCGCACTCGCCGGGCCGCTGAAGAAGGGCGACATCATCACCTTCCCGGGCGCCTTCGCGGTCAATCGCGTGACCAAGACCACGACGGGGCAACTGGCGCAGTTCGCGGTGACGGCGGATGTCGCGGGCGGTGCCACCTCGATCCCGATCTACCCGGCGCTGATCCCGGCCAGCGGCGGCAATCCCGTCGCCTATCAGACGGTCACCGCCTCGCCCACCGCCGGCGGCACCATCGTCTGCCTGACCAACGCGTCCGAAACCTACCGCAACAACTTCATCTTCCATCCGTTGGCGGTGACGCTGGCGATTGTGCCGATGGAGATGCCAACCCGCGGCGTGGTCGAGAGCTATCGCGAGAGTCAGGACGGCGTGAGCATCCGTCTGATCAGTTTCTACGACGGCATCAACGACCAGATGATCACCAGGCTCGACGTGCTCTATGGCTGGAAGTGGGTCCGGCCTGAGTGGGCATGCCGGGTGCCGGACGTTCTATAGGAGCAAGTGCAATGTCAGATACGACACGCAAGGACCATGCGGCGGACGAGCGGGAGCGGCAGCGCCAGGCGGCGCACCAGACCTCACAGCCGGCACCACAAGCCGCCACATGGTCC